AGATTTGTTGTCCTCGTCTGGTATAGTATAATTGTTTATTAATTACATCATCATATGTAAACTTCTTTAAATCTTGTTTTAAAGAACGATAGTTGTGTCTACTACTACGACTACCACCTATCTTTTTCTTTTTTCCTTTTTTTGTAAACGTTTTAACGTTTATCTTATCTAGTCTAAATTCTTTCCAACCATTAGTATTTCTTGCACCACCCACTGGACCTTCAAGTTTAAAGAACTCATTAAGTTTGCTATGTAATTTATCTGTTGAAACTTCAGGTGTTAATTCTTCTGCAAAATATTCATTAACGACTTGGATTAAATAATCTCTCAACGTTAATGCAAACTCTACCTCTTCTGTTGTGGTTGTTGTATCTGTTGCTGTGGTTGTTGTTGTTGTGTCTTCTGTAATTGGTTGAAAATAATATGTAAATTCATTATCTAATTGACCTGTAAAAAAGAATTGTTTATTTTCTAAACGAACTGCTTCGTAATCTTCTTCTAATGAAATGCCAGGTGTTTCACTTTCAAATGAAACTAATATCCCATCCTTATCTCGTAGTGGTGTGTTTGCATTAGCCGAACCAGATATCTGTTGTTTCTTTTTTAAATCATCAATTTCATTTTGATATTCAAGTGTATCACCATTTACAATGTTACTATATAGTTGTGATTTTTTTGCTGCGTCACTTGGTAAATAAGGCATTTTATCTCACCACTCTAAATTCATAGTTGTCATCATAAAAGTTAATTTCTTCATCAGTTGTTCCACTACCACTAACTACTTTAAGACAAAAACGATAATTCCTTTCGGCTTGTAATCCGTCCAGTTGAACCCTAAAAAAGTTACCTGTTGTATCACAACTAACTCTTGAACCACTACCAAAGGGAACGATAACTTCTTCGGTATCTGCGTCTTTAATTTCATACTCGGTTGATGAACTCGGTAAATACTTTACATCTAATTCACCTGGTGTTGTTGCAAAAGCAGTTGTCGGATATAACTCTCTACCAACTACTCTAAATTTTACTATTGACTTTTCTTTATATTCTGGTCTTAAATTTTTAAAGTAAACTTTTAATCTTTCTAAATCTGTTGATGTTAATGGTGATAAACTTCCTGAATTCCAAGAACTATCATCCCACACCACTTCTAATTTAGGTGGATAAATTGTATGAGTTTCTCGTGAGAAATATTTTAAATTACCTAATCTTGAACTATCACCCTCTTGTCCTGTATTGAAATCAAAACTAGCTGTTGCGTGATTGTTTCCATATGAACCACTATCTTCTCGTTTGATAAGAAAGCCGTTGTTCGGGTAAACTGAACTTGAATAAATATGATTGTTGACTAAGTCGGTTACATCTGCTCTGATGTCTTTTCTATCAAATGAAATGTCATATGAAGAACTAATACCATATTCTTGATTAGCATCAATACTTGATGTAAACCAAGCACCTCCGTCAGTTAATACTGAACCTGTAACCCAAGGTGTTTGAGCATCGTGGTCACGATATTGATAACTTGCTCCGTCTGATGTTACTGGGTCGTGGTCAAGTTTTCCTGTTCCTTGTTTCCAACTACCACTAACCATATAAACGTGTAGTGATTGTGATGCTTCAACTTCTTCAGAAGTTGCATCGAATAAATTTAAATAATATTTAGCGGTAGTAGGAATTTTCCCATCAGCGATTGATTGTGATATATAAGAATAATCAAAGTCAATCAACACTCGTGATACATTTCCTACCGTACCATTATTATTTACAACTTTATTAATTTCTAATATTTCGTCAAATCCAGTATTGATGGAAGCTGTTGTTCCACCTGAATAAAGTGTTGTATCTCTTTTTCCAAATTCAAAATAATGCATTATCTATCTCCCACTACTTTACCCTCAATATCACTATTGGGAAATTTAAGTTCAAATATACTTGGGTCCATTGAAGGATATATAATTCCTTCTTGTGATGCGGAATTAATATCATATATATTTCCACTATATCCATTTTGTTTTGAGTGTTTATTTTCAATTAATATTAAATCTTTGTTTGGATTATTAACTTCTGGTGGAACAATGGATACTACCCCGTCCACTAATGAAATTTGGTATGCCAAGTCACTTATGACAATCGGTTGGTTGATTTGCCATTTGTCTGGTGCAAAGAATTGTTTTACTTTTTGTATTGCTTTAAACAATACATCATTTTTATTATATCCTCGTTTTACAATGATATTAAACTTAACACTAAAATTTATAATGTATCCGTCTTTAATGTTGATTGCGTCTGTTAATATTCTATATTGTGAAAGATATACTTTTAAATTTTGTTTTACTGCTTTATTTAAGCCAACTAAATTTTTATTAGCATCATATCCTAATAAATACATATTCAATGCGAGTGGGTTTGGAACTTTTGTTGTTGTTCTTGTATCGACAATTTGTCCGTCAATAATTTGTAATTGACCTTCACTTTCTAATTGTTCGTCTTGAACGATATATGCTTTTGCTATGTTTCCATATTTTTGTGGTAATGAATAAGTTCTCGTAATGTAGTCTGCTTTTGTAACTGCTCTGTTCTGTGCGTTAAAATATGCAGCTGCATTTTCTTTTATTTGAGTTAAAGTTTCTGTTGTGGAACCACCTGATGCTGGACTTTCATTTGTAATCTTTATACTACTTTCAGCAGTAGCTTTTTTAGTCGCATCCAATCCTTCGGTAGAAATTGTATATACCTTTCTTGCAAATGAACCTATACTATTACTTGCAACATTATCTTCAACTGCCCCACCATAATTATAATTTACGGTTAGAGTTGTGTTGCTTGGTGCTAATCCAAATGTTTGTGTTTTCAAAAAGTTACTTGGGTCAAATGATTCATCTAATCTTGAAATACCTTGACCTAATGATGAACCAACATTATCTGGATTTGGAATTATTTCTTCATCTGCATTATCACTAATACCTGAACCAAATCTTAATTCCATTTTATTATCATCACGAACATAAGTTGTAAATCGTCTTGATGATTTAATTAATTTTAATAAGTATGGTGTATCTGTTTCAAACTCAGCTAAATCAGGGTCGTTCAATGTTGTGTTTTGTTCTGTTTCAAAAATTGTATCTTGTGCTAAGAAAGGAACTTGGTAAAATTTGTTATTATTACTGTCTGTTACTGATATAATTTCAGTTACCTTTTCTTTCGATAAAACTATTTTATCAAATTCTTTTGCATTGTTAAAGGTAAAATCTTCTGATTCTCTTGTTCCTGATTGTGCTAATACTTTTTTAGTTAATCTATAACTTGTTGCTACACCTCCAGAACCTGGGTCTAATAATTCAACTTTCATTCTATCCAATGAACTCGATGCTTTAAAATTAACATCATCCATTAATGTAAATTCTGCTCCGTTGTTTGCAGTTATGGTTGAATTGGAACTCAACACACCCGCATAATCTAAGTCAGGTGTGGTTGTTGCAGTTGCACCAGTTCCATCTATTTTTGCAGGAACCTCAACACTAACGGTCATTTGAACCGTTGCGGGTGTTGCCAACTTAGGTTTATATCCATATGATTGAGCAATCGCTAATACATTTTTTCTTTCTTCAGCGAATTGTAAAAGTGTTTCTCTGAATTGATTATCTACATAGTAATTCAATACATCACCGACATAAGATGCCATTTCAACAAACATCATTCCTGGTGATGCTTCATTGAAATCATTGTATTGGTTTGGGAAATAGTTTTTCGCAAACTCAATTAAATTGTTTCTTATATCTGTAAAATCTCTACCGAGATAATTTACTTCTTTACTAACTAACTTTTTATTTGTACCGTAATCTGGCATTTTTAATCTCCAATTCTAAAGTCAAAATTTAATATTTCAATGGTGTCAGGATTTAAAGGAACTGAAAACTCAATCGAAACACTAACTGTGTTATCTTGTTGTGTGGTGAAAACATTAATTATATTAATGTATGCTAAGAATTTATCAGCTGATGAACGGATGGTTTCTTCTATTCTGTTTGGAATATCTTGTCCTTGTTCAAACACAATAAACTTTAATTGTGAACCAAATTCTGGTTGCATTATTCTTTCACCTGGCGTTGTCAATAACAAATTTTGTAAATTTGCCTTTGATTGTTCCAATACAGTTTTTGTCTTATAAAAGAATCCCTCTGGACTATGGTCCAATGGAAATCTTATTCCGACATACTTGTCTTCATTTCTATCTATTTCTCTTACGCTTCTTGCCATTATTTATTAAGGTCTGAAATTATCCTCACCTGTTTTCTTTTTACTAATTGCTTTCATTAATCCAGAATAATCACGAGTCAATGCATTTTGAACATCTTCAGGAACTTGGTCTACTGAAACACCCTGTTTCTTGATTGTTTCAACTGCTGCCATTTCTCTTGCTTGTTCTTTATTCTGTCCTCTACCTAAATCCCCATAACCCAATACTTCTGCCATATTGTCAGAACCTAATACACCACCGCCTAATGATGGGTATTCTTCAGTTTGACCTTTTCCTAATGGATTGGTATTGTTCAATACTTCATTCAATGCTGGATTTTTTGAGTATTTCTTTTTAGTTTTTTTCTTTACTATGTTTGGTTTTGGTTTAGAAATTGTTTCTGATAAACTAATTTCTTTATCTTCATTAATAAATATCTCGGTCATCTGTTTTTTAACTTCTTTACGGACAACTAATTCAATTATTTTTATTAAGTCATTCTTCTTCATTTTAACCCCCTGCTGTATTAAATAAATTCTTGTAAGATTTCGCTTGGTCTGTTGAACCT